AGCACCCGACCGGCACCCTTGACGTTCGTGTAGGTGACGGCGACGCCGGCCCACAGGACGGCGGCGATCTCGTCGGCCGACGGCGAGGCGTCGAGCGCCGTGCCGGCGGTGGCCCCGGCGAGCAGGTCGGTACAGGCGACGGCTTCGGTGGCGATGGCGTACTGGGCGGCCAGGTCGGAGATGACCATGTCGAGGATCTGCGGCGACGTGCGGTTGATGTCCTGGCGCGAAACGTTCACGTAGCCGCCGTACGTCACCGGGGTGATCGACGTCTTTGAGATCGTCATCTTCCGGCTTGAAAGCTCGGTCTTTTCACCCGATGTCTGCTCGCCGACCAATGTGTGCTGCGTCACCTTGGCGTACGCCCACGACCCGGTACCGAGCGGCGTGGTGCCGATCGCCGAAACGACCGGGCGGGCCGAGTCGATGAAGTTGACGAGCGGCCCGACGATCTGCTCCGGGAGCAGACCAGGGTTGTCCGCCGTCGTCTGATGTGCGGCGGTGCGGTTGAACACTTCGAGCCGGTCAGAGGCGTCGCGGTCGCCGAGGGCGGCGTAGTAGAAGTCGGCGATGTAGGTAGCCGCAGAACGGTATTCGACGTCGCCGCGCATCTCGCCCCGGCCACGCATCCGCTCGATCTCGGCGTTGATCACCTCGGCGCGTTGCCGTGCCTCTAGCGCAACCCTCGCCGCGTCACGCAACGGGACGAGCTGCTCCGAAAGCGTGGCGATGCGATCACGGGCACGGTTGAGCTGTTCGCGTTCACTGTCGTTCAGGTCGCGACCGCCGCCACCGTTGGCGGCCTGGGCCTGCTGGGCGACGCCCTGCATGAGATTGCTGCACTCATCAACCTCGCCTTCGAGGCGACGGATCATGGCGTCGGTGTGGGGTGCGGGTGCGGGCACGGCTGGCCTCCGGTACGTCGAAACGGTGGGTTCCTGACGTAGGGCGCTCGTACCCGCTACGGACCGCCACGTTCTACATGGACCAGACGCCCGGTAGTGCGAATGCTGACTACTCGCCGACCAGAATTACACGGACGTCATTCGCGTGTCAAGGCGGCCAGGTACTCGAGTACTTCGTCCAGGTACGGCGTCGCCGCCGGCACCTCGAACGGCGGCGGCGACACCGACCGCACCGCCAACACCTCGGCGCCCTGGTATGCCGGGTTCGGCACCAGAGCGATGTGATCCAGGAACGCCCTGCCGATCCGGCGGCGTGTCCGACGCTCCGACCAGAACTGATCGGACGGCTTCACCGCCATCCCGACCGACGCGCCGAGCACACCGTCGTCGGCGAGCTGCAACGTCTCATCACCGAGCAGGGTGCGTGACACGTAGACCTCGCCGACCAGACCGTTCGACCGGTCGGTGTGGATCGCCCTGGCGAGGCCGATGGTGCGCGTCACGTCGTGGTCACGGTTGGCCCGCACCCGACCGGGCCGCTTCTCGATCCCGGCGAACGCGCCACGATCCACCGACTCGGTGATCAACTTGCCGGAACCCGGCGGATACTCGACGGTCGTGTCCTCGTCGTACGGGACGACGATCACCTCGATGGTGCGGTCGGCGAAATCGACGGCCGACACTTCGACGGCGGCCCGCCATTCGACCGGTGCCCGCGGCGCGGCTTCGACGATGGTGTCGCTCATTGAAGTACCCCGCTTGTGAGTGTCGTGGACGGCGCGGCGATCGTGAACCGCTCGATCTCCTGAACCTGCTCGACGGTGACCACACCCAACCCGATGAGGATCTGCCAGGTTTGCGCCCGCTCCAACGGTCCCGGCCTGACGAACTCGTCGCGGTTCACCTCCACCGTCGTCCCCCTCGGCAGTGCCCATCCCGACAGGGCGGCCACCACCGGATCGGCCCGCGACTTCAACCCCGACCGCCAGAAGTAGTCGAAGATCGATTGCACGTTGGCGTACGTCATCGAGTCGCCGCCACTGGGCAGGCCCATCAGGAACGGCGGCACCCGCATCAACACCGCGACCCGCGACTCGGTCATCTGCGCCAGTTCCACCATGCCCATCTGGGCCGGCGACTGCTGCGTCGTCGTGAACTCCACGCCACCCGACAGGACCGCCGGCAGACCCATCGACGACGCCCTGGCGTTCAGCCACTGGGTCTGCAAATCCGACGACTGCTCAGCCGTCAACACCGCCGGATGCGTGATGATCCCCGACGGCACCGCCCCACCACCCACAAAGTTGGCGATGTACCGGCCGAGTAGCCGTGACGCCAGCAGCCTGGTGCGGCCGGCCTCGAGCGGACCGTGCCCGTGCGCGTCGCTGGTGCGTGACTGGTAGCGGATGTGGAGCATGTCGCCGGTCACGTCCAGGTTCCCGATCGAGTAGCGGCGACGGCCGCCGTCCATCTCCACGTTCACCAGCCACGGATCGACGACATGGAACCGGGCCGGCCAGCCGGTGCTGTACCGCGCCGTGGCGATGACGAACGCCTCGCCGAGCATGAAATCCCACCAGAGCTGCTTAGCGAACTCGTGCCACGACGTGTACAAGTCCGGGTCCGGGTTGATCAGCCACTCGTCGTCCAGCGATGAGCTCGCGCCGACGAGGTACGGCGGCATCGACGCCAACAGAGACGCGATCAGATCCACACACCCCCACGCCACATCCGTCAAATCGTCGACCCGGTTCGACCAATTCGGTGTGTCCCACTCCGCCGGCCACCCCGACCACGGCGACGGCCTGATGATCGAACGCGGCCACGGCGACGACTCACCCTCCGACACGAACATCAGGCCGTTCGGATCGCCAGGCGTCACCGTCTGCGCCGGCCCCACCGTGCCCGGAGGCGTGTCCGCCGGGTCATTGGCGTTCGGGGTGACGGGACGGAGCTGGCGGTTCTCGACGGCCCGTTTACCCACGGGGTAGTAGCGTATACCACGACCATGTTGCAAATGCAACAATGGGTCCATGACAGACACACCCACACCCGCCCCGACCGCGATCACGACGAAAACGAAGGACTACTACGGCCGCGCCCTGCTCACGATCTCCACCAACGCCAAGGACTACATGGGCCGCTCGACGACCACGACAGTCGACTACCTCGGCCGACTGCTGCTCACCTGATCGACGGCACCGGGGCCGGCTGCTGAGCGAACCACAACGCCCACAACGCCGCCCTGAGCAGATCCTGACGGCCCTCCGACACAAGAACCATCCCGTCCGTCGCCGGCCGCACCCGCGCCCCCGCAATCTGCAAATCCAACTCCGGGGTGTGATCATGCACCACGCTCCGCGCCTCCACCATCGACCGCAACACCGCCAACCCGCGCCGCGTCTCCGCACCACCCGCCTTCTGCATCCGCCCCGGCATATCCGCCGGCACCGTCCGCACCATCGACGCCCCCACCAGCAGACGCGACTGCGGCGACGCCTCAAGGTACTTGCGTGCCCACACCACCGCCTCGCCCCACGTCTCACACATCAACCCGTCGACCTCGAACCGTTCACCGTCACTGGCGACGAACGCGACGGCTGCGCCCTTGCCGAAGTTGTCCTCGATCGCCACCCACCCCGGCTGCGTCGCCGCCACCGACCCGGCACACGACGCCCACACCCCGTCACCGAGCAACAACTCGCCCAGCCCGCGGGACGCCAACGACGGCCACCGGTTGTACCACTGGCAATCCACCCCGACCCGCAGCTCGTGATCAGCCGGCGTCCCCAACGCCCGCAACACCGCCTCGCCGATATCCAACTCCCGAGGCTTCGACCAGTGCGGCGACGCCTGCCTAGCCGCCACCGGGTCACCCAACTCGAGGCCCGGATCCGCCGACCACTCCACGATCAGCAGACGCCGCGGATCGGCCAGATCACCCGTCGCCTGCAACCGGTACGTCGGCATCAGATCCGTGCACTGCGAATGCGCCGTCGACACCAGCATCATCTGCGCCTGACGCTTCTCCACCAACGTCGGCGACAGGTTCTCCGTGATCGTGCCGAGCTTGATGCCATGCGCCTCATCGGCCAGACCCAACGACACCGCCGAACCCACCACCGCCGTCTGCGACCGCACCACCCACAACCCGCCGCCCGTCTTCTCAATCGCCTCCGACCCCTGCGCCCGACGCACCGTCCACCCATGCTCCAACGCCCGCGGGATACCGAGCTGCCACACATCCAGGGCGTGCCGCAACGTGTCCGCCGTGTGCATCACCAACTGCGGCTCACCGAACCACTCGCCCTGCTCCGACCGCCAATCGGCGAGCACCGACACGACCACCGACTTGCCCGACTGACGCGCCACCGCCAACAAGGCGTCCCGCCACAACAGCTCCAGGTTGGCGTCGTACTCGAGCAGCCGCACCAGGACCAACTGCTGCCACCAGTGCAACCTGATCCCCCGCTCCGTCAACGCCCACTCGATCACCTCGTCACCCCACGACCCGACCGCGTCAGGGTGCGGCACCGTCATCAGCCGCGGCCACCACGCGTCCTCCGGCACCTGACGCAACCGCTCCAACCACGCCACGTCCCACACCGGCGAATCGACATCGAACCCCGGCGGGTCATCCGCCAACGGCAACGCCGCAGCCGCCGCCCGACGCCCACCGAACCGGCCACCTGTCAACGTCCCGCCCTGGCGACGGGAACACGGCAGACACGACGGCACCAGCGCGCAGCACTTCGAACGGGGCCGATGAAAGTGCATCGACAACGGCGGCTGATGATCCGCCGACGTCGCCGGGTTCGGACAGTACGCACAGGACGGACCGCCCGCCAGCAGGCGTTTCCGCTCCGCTGGATACCCGAACGAGTAGCCCTTCTTAGCCAATCGAACCCCTAGTCACCAGAGCCGCCGGAACTGTTACCGCAGACGGTAACAGTCTGGCCGAAGGGGGGGAACTCGCAAACGGGCGCACTTCTC